GTTGATTATACACAACTACTGGAAACCGAGGACAATACCGTGGGAATAGAGGAAATTAGTTGTGCTGGTGGTGCATGTCTAATATAATCCTTCATTCTGAAAGGTATAACATTGAGAAAAAGAAAAAATAGAAATAATACAGATAGAAATTTCAGCGTCCTAGACAATAAAAAAGATGGTTTTGAAAAGCCAGAAGATATAGTTGTAGGCTTTAAAAACAGACTTAAGCCAAGAACCATAAATCAAAAAGACTATATACGTAATGTAGCTGAAAATACTATCACTTTTTGTGAGGGTGTGCCAGGTAGTGGTAAAACACATATAGCCATAGGCATGGCCTTAGAATACTTGATTGATCAGAAAGTTAAGAAAATTGTTATTACAAGACCAGTGGTGGAAGCTGGTGAAAAATTAGGCTTTTTGCCCGGAACAGCAGAAGAAAAATTACATCCTTATTTATTGCCGTTGTTTGATGAAATAGATTATTTTCTTAAACCTCAACATTTTGGCAAGCTAAAGCATACAAGGCAAATTGAAATAGTTCCTCTGGGACTTATGAGAGGCAGAAGTTTTCATAATGCATTTATTGTTGCAGACGAATGTCAAAATGCTTCATATGATCAGTTAAAAATGCTATTGACAAGAATAGGTATCGATAGTAAAATGGTACTAACAGGAGACCTAGACCAATCTGATCTAGAAAGATATAATAAAGAAGGCTTTAGACAAATTATCGATCGTCTTAATGGTGTGAATAGTATTGGTTTTTCCAAACTAGAAATATCAGACATTGTTAGAAATCCAATTATCGCAGACATAGTGGATAGGTTATGAGAAATCATAATGACTGTTTAGTATTAAATGCTGACTATTCTCCAATAGGTATTATTGATTGGAAAAAAGCTATGATTTGGTCTTATCGGTATGCTAATAGCAAATATACCGGTATAGATATCATTGAAATTTATAAAGACGATTATGTAACAGGGGTTCAGCAACAGAAAATAAAAATTCCTGCTGTAGTAAAAACTACTAAATATTTTAAGGTGAATAGTCAATTGGTTAATTTTTCTAGAAAAAATCTTTTTATAAGAGATGATTATACATGTCAATATTGCGGCACTAAACCATCAATAAATCAATTAACGTATGACCATGTAATACCAAAATCAAAATGGCCACATGCTAAACAAAGCCCGACTTCTTGGACAAATATTGTTACAGCATGCTTTAAGTGTAATTGCAAAAAGGGTAATAAAACTCCACAACAAGCTAATATGATGTTAAAAACCAAACCATATGCTCCACAAAAAACAACAAAATACTTGCATGTAAGCCATCAATTGCTTACTATAAGGAAAAACATACCAAACGAGTGGAAGCTATATGTGGGAGAAATAGAGAGATAATGCCTACCTATACATATTTTTGTAGCAAATGCGAAATACCTTTTGAGATTTTTTCCACTATTTCTAACTATAAAGAAAAAGAAAAATGTTCCAGCTGCAAATCTAGCTGTTCTAGATTCTATCAAGAAGATATGTTAACTATAAATGGCTCTGTTAAAAAGTCTGATAGTGAACTAAAGACATTAGGAGATTTAGCGAACAGGAATAGAGATAAAATGAGCAATGATGAAAAAAACCACCTAGATAAAAAACACAATGAATACAAAGATCAAGATTTAGCAAAGGAACTTCCAAAGGGTATGTCAAGAATCAAAAAGCCTAAACATAAGATAAAATGGAGATAATATGGATTTTTTTCAACCAGATAATATCTACAAACACGAAAATTCTGTAGAAGACAATCTTTTAACAAATGAGTACTATACTATGATCGGAGAGCAAGATCTAATATTAGACGGTCAACCATATAGAAATGTTCTAGACGAAAAAGTATATGCCAAAAAAACACAAAAAAAAGATGGATCATATAAATTATCTATAAGGACTGGAGCTGATGGAAAACTTTACAATCCTATTCATATTTACGGCAAAGAAAAATCGAATACATTTTTAGATAACGTATGCAAGTCGTCGAACGATAAGTTTAAAACGGTTAATACTAAAACCTTTACTTGGTATACTCAATTTTTGAAAACTAAGAATATGGCGTTCCTATATAATGCAGAAAGAGAGGCTGAATGATGCCACGAGTAAACAGGACACAAAAATATGCAGCATTATGGCTCAATAGCCAGGGTTGGGATGTTTCAAAAATATCCAATGAACTGGAACTTACAGATACGCAGATAAACAAGATAATCAAGGAAGTTAAGGATGAAAGTAAAATAAAAACCTCGTCTTCAGTAGTATCAAAAAATGTTAATTCTAAAAACCTAATGATTACAGAAAGTCAGTCAGGTAAACATAAAGTTGCTATTATGACCAAGCAAGCATCTGAAGTTAATGATGAAAACTCAAAAAAGAATAATACAAAAAGACAGATCAACAAAAATATATTCAAGCCATTAGGATAATATAATGCCAGATAAAGAACCAGAAGATAATATAGAGCTAGATCTAGGTCTATCAGAAGAAGAAGAAAAAGTATGGGCCAAAGTTCAAGAAAAAATGCAAGAGCATTTTGATAAAGAATTTGAGCAGGATAAAGAAAGAGGAAAAAAAGTACTGAAAGAATCTTTAGATAAAGACCCGAAATTTTTAGAAGACCCAATACATAAAAGAAAAGTAACAGATTTTCCGAGAGAGATCAGAATGAGAATATTTGGTGAGGTATCATCTGCAAACGAAAAAGGACAACTAACATCTGTAGAGCCTCTAGTGGATGGATACATACACATCCCTGTACCTGCTAAATGCGATATTCAAGATAAAATTGATCAGTTTCGGAATACACTTGAAAAAGAATTACAGGATTTGGCAGAATCGATACATTTTGTTGACAAAAAAAATGAGTCAAAATAAATATATTTCCAAATATTCAAATGATAAGCCAGTATGTGCAGCTAAGTATATCACAGAGCTTGTTTGTGAAAGAAAGGCCTTAAAAGACAAAAAAGATCTTCATTATAGATTTTGGCTATCGAAAGAATGGGCAAATTTTTTTCGTAATCAAATAGGCACAGCATATAAATTACTTAAAACGTATTCAGATAAAGCAATTGTAAATGCTCTCTTAACACCAAAGGGTAAATCAATTTACTCGTTGCGGGCACCCCATCTTATAGCTATCATAGAACAAGAAGAAACAAAACTGAAATCACAGAACAAATTGTTCACGAAAGAAGTCAACAGGAAAAAAGAAGTTTCTTATAGCAAAAATAATGTTAAAAAAGGTATAGTTTCTAAACTCAAGGACTTAGAATAATATGACATCACTCAAAGAAGATGTAAAGAAAAAATTTGGCGATCAAATAATGATGTCTGCCACTTCTATTGTGGATAGAGAATCTATTGTCATTCCGGTCAGTCCAGCAATCGATATAGTTTTAAATGGAGGTATTCCAGAAGGTAGTTTTATTATCTTCACAGGACAGCCTAAATGCGGTAAAACTACTACCTCTCTAGATTTTGCTTCTACAGCACAAAAGCCAGAATATCAGGGAGATCTTAAAAATCCCAGACAGGTGTATTATCTAAATATTGAGGGTAGATTAAAAAAAAGGGATTTAGAAGGAATACCTGCGTTAGATCTAGACAGATTTCAAGTCATCGGTTCACAACAAGGAAAAATTCTACACGCTGAAGAATATTTACAAATTGCTGAACGGATCATTAATGAAGAACCAGGATCGATATTAATCATCGACTCCTATTCTGCGCTATGTACTGAAGCAGAAATTACGTCTAGCATGGATAAAATGCAAAGAGCCGACGGAGCCAAGTTACTGGCTAAGTTTTGTCGAAAGGTTGCGAATGTTATACCTGTCAATAAAAATATTGTTATTGGTATTACTCATTTGATGGGTAATCCTGGTTACGGTAATGTAGAGTGGAAAGAAAAAAGCGGTCAGGCTATTGCCTACCAAACAGATGTAAAGATGAGGGCCAAAATGTTTAAAGCATGGCATAGCGGTGCTGATGGTCCACAAATAGGGCAAGAAGTAGATTGGCAAGTCTTGTGTTCTGCGTTGGGACCTCCCGGAGGCAATATTAAAAGCTTTATTAGATATGGAGAAGGTATTGATAAAGCTATGGAATTGGTTACTCTTTGTATAGATTTTGGTATTATATCTAAAGGAGGCGCCTGGTACACTCTATCCTCTATAGACGATAAACCAAAATTTCAAGGAACAGAAAAACTAAGACAGTTTGTAGTTGACAATGCAGAAGTTTATGATAAACTAATGGAAGAACTCAGAAGCACCATGGGAATCTCATGCAAGTCAAAGACCTAGACGGCAACTTACATCATTGGAAATTATTGGGAGGCATAGCGCATGGATCTGCCAACAATAAATCTTCTCTACATTTAAAGGCAAGAACTCTAATTAAAGAATGTTTTCCAACACTGCAAATTCTTGAAGAAATAGTAATACCGTTAAGACTCAGAGAAAGATTAATTCTAGATTTTTATTTGCCACTCAATAGAAAATGCATAGAGATACATGGTGAACAGCATTATAAGTACAGTAAATTTTTTCATAAAGATAGGCTCGGTTTCTTGAGACATAAGAAAAGAGATACAGAAAAAAGAGAATGGTGTGAATTAAACGATATTCAATACATAGAGCTTCCATTTAATGAAAAAATAGAGCAGTGGAGAGAGAGAATAATCAATGAATAAAACAACCAAAGAAGAGTTAGAAACATGGGATGGTCTTTTAGATGAGTATGAAAATCGTATTGGTCTTCCTAGATATATCGAAGAGGTTCTACCAGAAGAAGAACTGCAAAGATATTTAACAATGAGTAGGGATGTGTTAGAAAAAACCACCCCAGAAGACTGCGGACAAATAGCATTTCGCCTTGCACAATTTAGCTTCCATATTCAAAGAACTTTAAATAGAGAATTGGCTAGGCTAAACTGGGCTGATGAAACCATAAAAGAAGTTATTGCTGATGATATCAATAATTACAAAGGATATGGCTATATAGAAAAGTCTAGCCAGGCAATTAAGCACAATGACAGAGCTTCTAAACTAAATAAAATAAAAAAGTATGCTAAACAAAGATCTGACAGATTAACCTATTTAGCTACTTCAGTTAAAAACTTATCTGATATTCTTATTTCTATTCAAAGATCAAAGGGGTTACGCAATGGATGATTTATCACCTAAGCAAATTAAACAAATGATAAATATGTTACAACAGATGCTTCCTGATTCTGATGAAGATGAATTGGGTGTTGAATCTACTCCGATTAAAACTGTGGACAGAAAGCCTAGACAAACAGAAAATAAATTTGATCAAATGATGGAGGCACATCTACATAAGGAAGATGTTGCCATAGATAAAAAATTAAGAAAATATGATCCTACTCCTAGAATTAGGAAATTTGATCCTATTAGAGTTGTGTGCAGGGTGTGTGGAAAAACAGAAAGTATTAATCCAAATCTTATTACAGATACACCCAATAGATACAAATGTAATAATTGTTCTAGGAGTGCCGGTTAATGATTTTGTGCGATACATCTGCCGAGAGGGCTGTTCTTGCTGGCATCTGCAAATATGGCGAAGATGCATATTTAGATATAGCAGATATACTCAAAGACACATCTTTTACTATAGATAGTAATAAGATTATCTTCCAGTGTATTAAAAATATCTTCGATAAAGAAGAAAAGATCAATATAGATGTGGCCTCTATATTTTCCTCAGCACAAGAGATAGGATTGTCTCATGTGTTCGACAAAAAAGACGAAGTGCAGCATCTTAAGGCGGTATTAGATTTTCCTGTGAATCTAGAAAATGTCAGAAAATTTGCCGCAAAAGTTAGAAAACTTGAAATAGCTAGACTTCTTAGAGAACAATTGAAACAAGCACAAGATAAAATCTTGGACATTACAGGAAATGAGTCTATTGGCTCCATATTGGGTCTAGCCGAGGATACCATATTTGATTTTACAAACCTATTAAATGATGTTGATAATAACCCAGTGTCTATCAGCGAAGATATAGAAGACTATATAGCAGAATTAGTTAGTGGTAAAGTTGATCAAGTAGGTATACCTACAGGATTTCCTGTTTACGATCAAGCTATTGGTGGCGGTCTTAGAAGAAGCACTGTCAATGTCATAGCTGCTAGGCCCAAGACTGGTAAAACTCTTTTGTCAGACAACATGGGTTTTTATATAGCAAATAAGATGCAGATACCTGTACTTAATATGGATACAGAAATGACTAAAGAGGATCATCTTAATAGAGTGCTTGCTATGATGACAGAAATAGAAATTAATCATATTGAAACTGGTAAATTTGCTGATACGCCAAGCAAATCATTAAAGATACAAGAAGCAGTAAAAGACCTAAAAAAGACGAGACTATATTACAAATCTATCGCTGGCAAACCCTTTGAAGACCAACTATCTATTATGCGTAGATGGTTGCTAAAAGAGGTTGGCCTAAACGATGATGGAACAGCTAAAGATTGCGTAATATTCTATGACTATCTAAAACTTATGGACAGCCAAGGAATGAGTCAGGATCTTAAAGAATATCAGGTATTAGGATTTATGATGACTCAGCTACATAATTTTGCAACCAAGTACAAGGTGCCTATAGTAGCATTTGTACAATTAAATCGAGACGGTATTACAAAAGAAAGTACAGATACTGCTAGTGGATCAGATAGAATCATTTGGTTATGTAGCAATTTCAGTATCTTCAAAAGGAAAACTCCAGAAGAAATTGCTGAAGATGGTCCCAGCAACGGCAATCGTAAGTTAGTTCCTCTTATCAGTAGACATGGTGGTGGGTTGGATGATAATGACTATATTAATTGTCATATGAAAGGATGGTGTGCTAAAATAAGTGAAGGCAAAACCCGATTGGAACTAATCAATAACACTAACAGTAATGATGATGGCTTTATAGTAGAGGATGCAAATGATAATGACCAAGAAATCCCGTTTGAATGATCAGGCCAAATTAAAAATAGTCTGTGATGAACTTTGCGATAATATACAAGAATTATTAGATTATTTTCAGCTAGACTATAAAGATCACGGCAAAATGATTTCAATGTCATGTCCCATTCATGATGGAGATAATACCGGGGCATTAAACCTATATGTCGAAGGAGATAATTATAGGGGCAACTGGAAGTGCAGGACACATCAATGCGAAAATATTTTTAAAGGATCTATCATAGGCTTTGTTAGAGGATTACTTTCTAGTCGCAACTATAATTGGTCTCAAGAGGGTGATACAGTTTGCACATTTAAAGAAACAATAGACTTTATTACATCGTTTATTAAAAAAGACCTTAGAGATATCAAAGTCTCCAAATCTACTAGGAATAAAAGTGCATTCACTAATACTATTAGTCATATAAATAATAGCATCAATATAGACAGATCAAATCTTTTAACTAGAAATAAAATTCGACCACTTTTAGAAATACCTGCAAAATATTATATAGATAGAAATTTTTCATCGGAAATATTAGATAGATACGATGTTGGATATTGCGGTAACCCTAATAAGGAAATGTATGATAGAGTTGTTGTTCCTGTCTATGATCCAGAATATCTTCATATGGTCGGCTGTTCTGGTAGAAGTATACATGAAAAGTGTCATAGATGTAGCTGTTATCATAATCCTAATGGTGATTGCCCGGCTGATAATAAAAAATATCTATATTCAAAATGGAAACATAGTGTAAATTTTAAAAGCCAAAATTCTCTATATAATTTTTGGTTTGCAAAAAAACACATACAAGAAACCGGTATTGTTATTTTGGTTGAGAGCCCTGGCAATGTATGGAAATTAGAAGAAAATAATATACATAATAGTGTTGGAATTTTTGGATCGTCTATTAGCGATAGACAAAAAATAATTTTAGACTCTTCTGGTGCAATGACTATTATAGTCTTAACAGACAATGATGATGCTGGGAAAAAGGCCGCTTTACAAATCAAAGAAAAGTGCCAAAACACATATAGAATATTCGTACCATCTATATCTAAAAGCGATGTGGCCGAAATGACAAAAAATGAAATCGATAATGAAATTAAGGCATATATTAGGGGAATAATATGATTATTGCTTTTGCTGGCAGAAAACAATCCGGTAAGACTAGTGCATGTGAGTTTACTGCTAATGTTTATTCGCAAACTATACAAAAAAATTCTGCCATATATAATTTCGCTGATCCTTTAAAGCAAATGTGCATAGACATATTAGGCTTAACCTATGAACAATGCTATGGTTCTGATGAAAGTAAAAATCAATATGTTGACTGTCTTTGGCCAGATAGTGGTAAATCTATGACAGCTAGAGAAGTTATGCAATATGTGGGGACCAATATATTCAGAAAAATGCAGCACAATGTTTGGGCCGATGCCACGATTCGAAAAATACAAGATGAAAATCTGCCTTTGGCCTTAATAGCAGATTGCCGCTTTCCTAACGAGGTTGAGGCTATTAAAAATGCTGGTGGGCTAGTTATTAAACTTAATAGAAACCTGTACGAATCTAGGCACGAAAGCGAGATAGCATTGGACGAAGACCAATACGATCAATCAAATTTTGATTTCTTGATAGACAACAAAGATCTAAGTATTGGACAAAAAAATGAACTCATATATAGCTTCCTTAAAGTCAAAGGGGTATTACCATTATAGTAACATACATAAGAAGCAGTTCATATGGTACACATAACATGTGTCCTATGCAATACTTCATCGAATATAATTTAGGTCATCGATCTCCATCAAACAAAAAAGCAGACAAGGGAACTATATGTCACAAAGTATTTGAGATATTGGCCTTTATAAAATTAAATCAACAACAAAATAATCGTTATTTTGAAGATGATATTATAGGCCCTGTTGATATTACTAACTATGATCTTAATACTATTATTGAACAAGTCTACGAATTTTATACTTCTCAATTTACTCATCACGAATGGACAGCGAGAGATTTTAAAGATTGCGATAAATGGATTCATAAAGCATTAGAATATAGTGATGGAATGTTTGATCCACGCAATCGGGATATAGTAGAGCCCGAACAACACTTTGATATAGAAATCAAAAAAGATTGGGCTAAGTACGACTACAATGCTAAAGAGGGCCATCTTCAAGGTAATCTTGCAATTAAAGGAACAATAGATCTAATTACTAAGGTTAATGATGATACATATGAAATCATAGATTGGAAAACTGGCCGCAGACTAGACTGGGCTACAGGTCAAGAAAAAACTTTAGAAAAACTACATCAAGACCCCCAGTTAATGCTATACTATTATGCTATACATAAATTATACCCAGATATTAAACATGTAATTGTATCTATTAACTTTATTAATGATGGTGGTATGTATTCTGTGTGTTTTGATCAGAGCCATATTTATCAAGTAGAAATGATGCTTCGTAAGAAATTTGAAGACATAAAAAATGACATTAATCCTAAACTAAATAAAAGTTGGAAATGTACCAAATTGTGTCATTTTGGTAAGACTACTTTTGAAGGTACAGACTATTTGCCTAGTGTCGAATATAGAGAAAACCAAATAACTCCGCTTGGACAAAATATGACCATATGCGAACAAATAAAGCATGATATTGGTATTAAGGGTATAAACAATGTAGTTGACGAATACCAGCGTCCCGGCTATAATATTGGACAGTACAAGGCTCCCGGTAGCGCAGAATAAATTATGAAGAAATATATACCCTTGCATGTACACAGTATGTACAGTCTTTTGGATGGACTCAGTAAACCAGCACAAATTGCCGATAGATGTGAAGAAATAGGCGTAAAATCTTGCGCCCTAACTGATCACGGAAATATTGCTGGTGCTATTAAATTTTATACACAAATGAAGAGTAGAGGTATCAAACCCATACTTGGATGCGAACTTTATATTTGTGATCAAGATGCCTCTGTGCAGTCTAAAGAAAATAGAAAACTATCTCATCTGTTGGTGCTTGCTAAAAATTATGACGGCTGGCAAAGTCTGATTAAAATTGTATCAGAATCCAACAAGCCAGCACATTATTATCATAAACCAAGATTAGACCTGGATCGTTTAGGAGAAATGCTAGATGGCAATCTGATAGGCATATGTGGACATTTAGGATCAACATTAGCAAATAAGCTTGTAGAAAATGATACCATAGTATCCAATTGGAAAAATATCGGCATAGAATATATTGATCGTTTTAAAGATATATTTGGTAAAGACAATTTTTTTCTTGAGGCACAACTAATGGATAGGGATAATCTTGAAATCCAGTCCAGCCTCACAGACTGCATAAGAGAATTGTCTAAACTTACTAACACAAAAACCGTTTGCACTCCTGATGCACACTATTGTAAAAAAGAAGATGCTGTTGACCAAAGAGTATTATTGTGTAATAATCTTAAGACTACTTTTCCAGATATTAATCGTAAACTCAATAATAACGAAGATATAGGTTTGGGTGCCTTTTTTTCTTCAGATAATTTTCATATACTTTCTCAAGAAGAAATAAATAATCTGCACACAGAAGAAGAAATAGAAAATACTAATTTGATAGATGCTATGTGTGAAGAGTATGATATTTTAAGTAAACCAAATTTACCTCCATTTCCTTGTCCATCAGGATATGACGATGCAGAATATTTGAGGCAACTATGTCGCAATGGCTGGAGAGATAAAATAGCCAATCAAATAGACAAAGAAAGACACACAGAATATGCAGATAGAATTAAATATGAGCTTGATGTGCTTCAGGGTGCCGATCTTTCAAGCTATTTTTTAATAGTACAAGATATAGTTAACTATGTACGTTCGAATAATTGGCTTCCAGGTCCTGGTAGAGGAAGTGCCGCTGGATGTTTAGTATCTTATCTCATTGGTATTACTAATATTGATCCTATTAAGTATAACTTAATGTTTGATAGATTTTATAATGCTGGTAGAAACACTGATAAACATATTTCTATGCCTGATATCGATGTTGATGTACCTATTAACAAAAGAGAAAATATTATTCAATATATCAAAAATACTTATGGAGATAATAAGGTTTCTCAAATGATAACTTTCAATACAATAAAAGGTCGTGGAGCATTAAAAGACGTATTGAGGGTTTATGGAAATATATCTTTCGAAGAAATGAATAAGATTACGAAAAATATTCCAGACGAGGCCAAAATTGCAGACGAACTTCAGACAATGAAAGATGAAACTGGAGAAGCATCGATTATCAAATGGACATTAGAAAACAATGGAGACAAACTTAAAGAATGGTGCCACCTAGATAAAAAGGGTCAATTGCATGGACCACTTGCCAAAAGATTTGAGCAGGCTATAAGATTAGAGGGCGTAAAGTCTAATCAATCCAAACATGCTGCTGGCATTGCAATTAGCTCTAAACCCCTTGGAGAAATATGTCCTATGGTTTATGACTCAAAAAACAAACAGATGATTGCTGGTATGGAGATGCAAGATCTAGAGTCTATTGGAATTATCAAATTTGATATTCTTGGGGTAGCAATGTTAGATAAAATTATGACTATTCAAAACCTTTTAGAAAAAGGAGATTAATATGGTTCGTTTTGTGGATATTGCAGTAGGTACAAAGTTCACTTTTGAAGAAAAAGAATATGTAAAAATAAAAGACGAACGAATTACTTGCTGCAAAGTAAATAATGCTGCTCTAGCATCAGATACTAATAAAAAAACTATGATAATACCTGTTTCGGATGTCAATGTAATTGAGGAATGATGTGATTAACTATAATAAAATTTGCGTATTCGATTTTGAAACAGACGGATCTGATCCATCTGTATGTAGTCCTGTCCAACTAGCTGCTGTTATGGTAGACCCTATAAAATTAGATATAATTCCAAACTCTGAGTTTAATGTTACTTTTAAGCCGGAGAGTCTTGCAGCAGACCCGAAGTATGAGTATACTACAGATGTTGTCGATTTTCATGCTAGGGTTGCAGGATGTTCAAAAGCTGACATATTAGAAAAATGGAAAAACAATCCCGCCCAAGAACATTCCTGGAAAATGTTTGTTGATTACTTAGATAAATACCATAGCAGATCATCTAGAAAAAGCCAGTTTTCTGCACCTATAGCGGCGGGGTACAATATTTACAGATTTGATTTGCCTATAATAGACAGACTGTCTGTTAAACATGGCAATACGAACAAAGAAGGTAGAAGTTCTATATTTTTCCCCAGAGACGTTATCGATATAATTAATTTGATGTTCTACTGGTTTGAGCAAAATAATGAGCTGAAAAGTTATTCATTAGATTCTGTCAGAGATTATTTTGGCATATCAAAAGAAGGTGCTCATGATGCAGTTAAGGATATTAGAGATAGTGCGGAAATCATGATTAGATTTATGAAATTACATAGACGTTTGGCCAACAATATCAAATTTAAGGGTTCCTTCAAAGAATGAAAACTTTCAAATATTCTTGTGGTTGTGCTTTTGATGTTTTGGACCAGGATAATCTCAAAGTGTCTTTTGATCCCATTCATAGTCCTATTAATCTAGAGTGTCCTAAAACCTGGAGTTTAATATCTGATGGCAATACAAAGGGTTGTTTTCAGCTAGAATCTAGACTAGGTAAAACTATGTCTAAAAAATTGAAACCAGAAAACATAGAACAATTATCTGCATTAATCAGCATTTTGAGACCCGGATGCCTTGAAGCTTTCCGCGACGGCAAAAGTGTAAGCAATCACTATATCGATAAAAAAAATGGCCAAGAATCTGTTGATTATTATCATCCGGCCTTAGAAGACAGTCTCAAAACAACATATGGAGAAATGATATATCAAGAACAAGCCATGCAGATAGCTAAACAAATTGCTGGTTTTAATTTACAAGAGGCTGATAGTCTGAGAAAAGCTATTGGTAAGAAAAAACCCGAAGAAATGGCTAAGCTTAAAAAGAAATTTATTAAAGGATCCAAAAAACTTCAAATTGTATCAGATAAAGAAGCAGAGGAAATTTTTGGTTGGATTGAGAAAAGCCAGAGATATTCTTTCAATAAAAGTCATGCTGTGAGCTATGCCATGAATGCGTACCTTTCAGCATATACTAAAGCTCATTTCCCCAGGATTTTCTTTGCTTCATATCTAAGATTTGCCAAAGATAAAATAGACCCAAAGGCTGAAATCAAGGCACTTGTACAAAATGCTAACGAAATGGATATCGACATATCTGTACCAGATATTAGAAATTTAAATGAGCTTTTTGTGATGAAAAACAAAAAGATCTATTTTGGTCTAACAGATATAAAAGGTTTTGGTAATTCGGTTTTCCAAAAATTGATTAAATTAATAGAAGATCACTCTATAGACATTTTTAATGTAAATTGGATAGAACTATTATTCAAAATAATCAACAATATCAATTCTACGGCGGCAAAAGCTATAATAAGGTGTGGTGGTCTAGACTTTTTGAAGAAGACTAGAACTAGTATGCTTTTTGAATATTCTCTTATAAGCGAATTAACTAAAAAAGAGTGCGAATTCATTATTCAGCATATGAAGTCATGTTCTAATGTTTATGAATGTATATACAAGCTTTTACATGAGCACAAATTAACCACTAAAAGAAAACAAATTATAGTTGGATTGTTAGATTCTTTAAACAACCCCCCTTACGCATTAGATGATAGTCCTGAATGGATATCTGATTCTGAAGATGAGATTTTGGGTTGTAGCATTACATGTTCCAAAGTAGATATGTATGATGTAAGTATGACTAATTGTAATTGTAAAGAATTTAATACAACATTAATGAAAGACAATATTATTGTTTGTGGAGAAATCGCCAGTGTTAGTGTTACAAAAACTAAATCGGGTAAAAATCCAGGATCAGAAATGGCTTTTGTGTCTTTGAGTGATAGCTTTGGTATTATAGATAGTGTTATCTTCTTTCCAGAAGCATATAAGACATATCGCAACATTCTTTTTAATAACAATATTATTATTGTCAAAGGTAAAAAAAGTAATGCTAATGATTCACTAATTGTAGACAAAGCATTTATCCCCAAAACTTGACATCACTGCGTTGGTGATGTATTATATTGTATAGTTTGGTTTAATCAAAAACGAGGAGTTAAAATGAATATAAATATTCTAAGAGGAAATTTAGCTAGAGACCCAGAAGTTCGTTCAGTTAACACTAATGGCAAGCAAACTTCTGTTGTTAATTTTACTATTGCTGTATCTCGTGAATATACGAAAGCAAATGGAGAAAGAGATAAGATTACAACATTTGTACCATGTGAAGCCTGGGACACTGGAGCAGAAATTATAGGGGAATCCTTTAAAAAGGGAGATCTTGTAATGGTTGAGGGGTCTTTAAGAAATGACTCCTGGGAAAAGGATGGGGTTAAACATAGTACTCTAAAAGTTAGAGTTAATAACTTCTCCAAGATTACAAAGTTGTCAAGAGGACGCAACAAAGAAGAAGCAGTTGCGTTTTAAATAATCTCGCCAAAAATAAGATGGGGAGTATGTTTATACTCCCCTTTCTTTTACTCAACCATCAATTATCATAATAAATATGTCAGAAAAAAAACTCAAGGTTTTAATGGTATCAGAAGCTAGCTTTTTAAGCTCTGGTTTTGGAACTTATACAAAAGAAATACTTAGCAGGCTTCATGCCACAGGAAAGTATCAAATAGCAGAGTTTGCTTGTTACGGCAAAGTTAATGATCCCAAGGATATAAGCATAAATTGGAGATACTATGCCAACGCTGTTGAATCAAATGATCCGAGACACAAACAATATAATAGCTCTTTAGAAAATCAGTTTGGTCGATGGAGATTCGAGCGAGTATTATTAGATTTTCAACCTGATGTTGTTATTGATATTAGAGACTACTGGATGAATTCTTATCAACAGTTTAGTCCATATCGACCATACTTCCATTGGATTCTTATGCCAACAGTAGACTCGGCTCCACAACAAGAGGAATGGATAGACACATTTATGCAGGCTGATGCTATTTTTACCTATTCCGATTTTGGTCGAGACACTCTGATGGATCAAAGCGGAGGAAAAATCAAATATATAGACACCACTTCGCCTGGAGTAGATTTAAAAACCTTTAAGCCCCTACAGGACACAGAGAGAAGCCAGATAAAACAATTTTTTGGACTAGAAGATGCATTTATAATTGGATCAATTATGCGTAATCAAAAGCGTAAGCTTATACCAGAGCTATTTGCTGCGTTTAAAAATTTGGTTAATAATCTCAGACAAGATAACAACCCAATAGCAGATCATTTGTATCTCTATACTCATACTAGCTATCCAGATGCTGGATGGGATATTCCAAAGTTACTAAAAGAATATGAAGTAGGCAGTCGTGTCCTATTCACATATGCTTGTAAAAATTGTCATTATTATGAACCTTCTCTATTCCAGCATCCTATTAAACATTGTAAACGATGCGGTCAACACAGTATGAGTATGCCAAACGTAGGTAATGGACTACAAACCCATCATTTGAATAATATCATAAATCTATTTGATGTTTATGTTCAATACGCTATATGTGAAGGCTTTGGTATGCCGCAGGTTGAAGCGTCATCGGCAGGTGTGCCAGTAATGACCGTTGATTATAGTGCAATGAGTGATATTGTTAAAAAAATAAATGCCTATCCGATAAAAGTAAATCAATATTTTAAAGAACTAGAAACTAAAGCCATCAGAGTATACCCAGACAATGATTCCTTCGTAAAACATGTTATCGATTATATCAGCCTACCAGATATTTTGAAGCAACAAAAAAGACATGAAACGAGAAGATTAACAGAAAAATATTATGACTGGGATATTATTGCAAAAAAATGGGAAAGTTATCTTGATAGTCTACAACTAACTGGATTGCAAGGAAAATGGGACAGACCACTTCCAGCAATAGAAAATCTTTCTAGCCTATCCAAAGAGCATGCATCATATGATAGTATTATTAGATGGGTTTCTAATAATATGCCGCATCATCCTATAGCATCATCAATGTTGTTATTGAATATGGTGAGAGATACTGACTACGGTTTTACAGTTAATGGTATGAACACACAACCTTATGGTCTAGAAGAAATTAAAAAGACCCTAGAAAGTATGGTTAATAATCATAATTTAGCTATGCAAGCACTAGCTAATATTGACAAATTATCTAAAGAAGATTTTATAGAATATGCACATATGAAAGAGAATACTAAATGAATGCATTATTTATAGGTCCCTATAGACAAAATGACGGCTGGGGTATCGCTAGTAGAGAGTATATCAAAGCTATAGCAACTCAAATTCCTGATTTAGCTACAAGACCAATTTATTACACAGAAAATAAGGCTGATATAGATCAAGAAATATCTAATTATGAAAAAAGAAATTTCGATAGTTATGATATAGTGTTCCAAAAGGTTTTACCTCAATCTATTAGTGCTAGTTCAATAGCAAAAAAAAATGTTGGTTTATCTGTATTTGAAACTAATAATATTACTAACTTTGAAAGCATTACTAATATCAATCGATTAGATGAAATATGTGTACCTTCTACTGTTGAAGCCAAGTGTCTTAGAGAATCTGGTGTCACCACAAAAATAAAAAGTATTTCACAGCCCATTGATATAGACCTATATAAATCCAAACAGGATCATAAAATAAATCTGCCATTTTTTACAGATAATACTTTTTACTTTTATACTATCGGTGAGTGGATCGAAAGAAAAAATTTCAAAGATCTTATTGCTGCCTTCCATCTAGCATTTGATATTGTAGATGATGTTGGGCTTGTTATTAAAACATCTGAAATCAACGGGGACTACCAAAAAATACAATCTGATATTCAAAAAATAACAAATAAGCTAAGAATCAGAAAAGAATACAAGAAAGAAGTAATCATTACCCAAAAGTTAACAGATGATGATATGATAGGACTACATAATACTTGTCATTGTTTTGTTATGCCTTCTTTTGGTGAGGCCTTTTGCAGGCCTGCTGCTGAAGCATTAATATGCGGCAATACTCCTATCGTTACAGATAAAATAGGAACATGCGATTTTATCGATAATAACAACGGATATTTAATTAATAGTAGAAAACAACCAATTATTACTAATGATCCTTGTTTATCAGAGAATTTTAATATGTATAATGCTAGTGAATATTGGTTGCAACCTAGCGTTACTCATTTGATAGAATGTATGCAAAAGGCATATAAGCTATACAGAAATAACAGAAAAGAATATGAAGCAAAAAGAATGATTGGCATAGAATCTGCTGACCAGTTTAGTTATACCAACATAGGAAAGAAAATATGCGGCTGAATTTTCAAATATCTAATATAATGCATCAGGCGTTAAGTAGTGATATTAACATATTTTATAGGTCATCAAACTCTTTGTTTGACCATATTTTATATGAATTGGATTATAATTACTATGTTCTAGACCACAAAAAACAGAAAGCAATTAATGTTGAAAAAAACATAGATCTGTATAGTTATGATCTTTTCATTTCTTCTAGCATATTAACTAAACACAAGGACAATCTGGATACAATACTACATACTAACACCATAATCTTCGAACACCATCCTGAAAAAATATCTTTGAAAAAAGAAGATGTCGCTATTTTGGGATCACAGCTATCGAAATATAACACAGTATTTTTTCAACACCACAATTTTAATATCGGAAATAAACACACAATTAAGTATGGTATACCATTAGATGTTTTTGACTACAAAGAACAACAAAAAAAACAAAAAATCTTAATAAGACATCAAGGCACAAGCATATATCAGCATGTCAAACAAATTTTAAATAAATATGAGTGTGAAGAACTAGACTTAGACTGCAAAATAGAAGACATAAATGATGCTCTCAATGATTGTACTTTCTTTATAGAGCTAACAGATCAACGCATTAACACATTGTGTGCTATAGCTAAAGGATGTCAATGTATATGTCCTGGAAATCTAAAGATTGATAATGATCTAGAAGGAATCTTGTATTTTCAAAATATCAATCAGATACCGGATATAGTAGATCAAAACATAGACAATAAAATTGACACTATTAAGAATAGAGAATACATTGCATCGCAATATAATTACGAAAACTTTTGTACTACAATGAATCAATTAATTTACACACTATCCAAAAAAGAGGCATTTGTATTATGATCAAATATTTAAATGTGGTTTATGATCAACAAACAGATATGAAAGAGAATACTATTTCTTTCTTTGATTTACATAATATTACCAATGGCTCAGTGCAAAACATTAGTTGTCTACATGTTGATAAAATTGATTATCAGGACAGAAAGAATAAGATCATAGAGATATTGAATAAATCATGTATGAATGGTTCTATTTCTTTAAAGTTTTTGAATTTAGATTTACTAGGCACTAAAATTAAAAAGAAAGAGCTAACTGGAAAAAAGTTTTCTGAAATCATTAATCT